GATCTAAATGAGACCAGTCCTTGGGACAAGCTACAATTTTTTCTTTATCACGATATGTCATGGTATCTATTTCATACCCATTTTGTTGTAGTTCTTTTGCTACACTAATAGCAGTTTTATTTGTACCGCCAACTATTAATACTTTTTGCAAGTTTATCCTTTTGCCTTATCAATAATCGCTAACAAATCATCGGGACCGCTGATCATTCTGCGTTGAGCTTCAAATTTTCCAAACTCTATCAGCTCTTGAGTAATTGTAAACATAAGGTCTATCATGCCTTGAGCATATTTTTTGGTTCTTTGCTCAACATCTGCTGCTTCAGCTTTCATATTAATGCTGGATTGTGTAAAATAATCACACAACTCAGTTAATGAAACATAAATGTCAGTGCCATCATCAATTGTTGTAAGGGTTCCGTTTGCTATCATGATTTTAGTCTATCAAAATATTCGCATGCTGTCAACTGGAAATTCAATATCATCTTCATCATCGTTAATACCCATAAATTCTCTTAGATTAGGTGGCATTACTTTAGATTCTGGTACACGGATTTGATTACTTGCAGCTAATCTGGCATCTGATTCTTCTCTAAGCTGTTGCAATTCCCCAGCAAATACTCCAGAATAAGTATAGATATCTAGCTCACCGTTTAGATCTCTTGGGGTCAATGCAACTGAGTTATATATGGCACCGCAAACTGCGTCAGAAAGGTCCTTAGAGCCTTTTCGTGGGTGGTCTACCTTGTCCTTAACAATACGCAATTGAAGCAATTCATCAATAAGTAATTGAATATGAGGGCCTAACACACGCTCTTCTGTAATACATAAAGACATATCTTCATAATGTTTTTTAGCAACGGAAAGTAACTCAGTATTGATTCCATGTGCTTTTAATTGCTGCATCATGTCATGCGAGTTCCATCGGTCAAAAGTTACCATTTTTAAATTAAAACCACGTTGCCTTAAACTAATTATATAATCTTTTACCTCAGTAAAATCTACAGATTTAGATGCAGTCGGGGTCCAAAATCTTACAGCATCAACAATAATTCTTGGAGCTGCTTCTTTATATTTTTCACCAATTTTCATTGTTACCCAACCATCAACATGAGACATTGCAACAGCACAATGGTCATGTTTTTGAGCTAAGTCAACGTGAACAAAATAAAGTTTATCTGGATCAGGTTGAAATTCATCTCTAAACCTGCCATACTCATCAACATTAATTATTGGGTTAGAAAATGCTTTTTCAATCACGGGCCTATTTTTAAAGAATGCGTCAGTTGCATCTGGGGGCATACATGCAAAGCGTGATAAAGCATCTGTCGGATCTGTATAAAAGTCAATTGTAAAATCTTCAACAGTTCTTGTGGGGTTAACTTCCCATGTAGGTCTTTTTAATGCAAACATCTTTGGTACTTTGTAAGAAATTATATGATCTTCTTCCCATTCAATTTCAAATTCATTCCCAACTGTACCGTCTGGTAAATCTGGATCAACCTTAAGCATTTTATGTCTTATCACAACTTCTTTTTCTGCAATAGCTTCATTATATTTTTGCTGGATATAATCATTTTTAAAGCGTGGGAAAGAAAGAAGTATAACCTTGCCAAAATCTGGAAAACGAGAGTTTACAGAAGCACGATACATCTTGTAAATTGATGATGCAGTTTTAGCTTGATCATGACCAGAAGTTGACTCCAGCTCAAAGCCAGAAATCTCATCGAGAATAACAACAAGAACGTTATATCCTTCCCAGGCTTCTCTTTCCGAGTGACCTGAGTGAACTGTGACAGATTTGTCAAACTCTACCATGTTTGCTTTAGCAATGTATTTTCCTTGAAACCATGGTGATTTTTCAATGCGTTGATTAAAACCTTTAAAAAATACTCGGTTTGCTTGAATTGCGTTAATAGCAATATTAATAATATCAATAGCATCGCCTGGGGGTTTTCCATAATAAACTGCTGGATCAGAAAGGCATAAAAGCAAATGCACCATATAGGCACAAGCAATAGTTGATGTATAATCTTTACCCGAACCTTTACCAAGTTGAAGTATAACTTCAGAACACGTTTGTTTCCAAATTTTTTCACCCTCATCTTCGCCATATAAACGTTTTAATGTATCACGTTTATAAATTTGGGTTGATGCTTTAATAGACTGATATTGTAGTTCAGATAATGGCGGTAATCCAAGATATTGTTTATCTGTTACAAATTGTTCTAAAGCGACGGGCTTTTCAGAAAATTCATCGCCAGTTAATGCATCTAAAAATACATCAAAATTACTCATTTATGTTTACGGCTTCAACTTGTCCAGTTACTTGAGATAACCTGCGTGAAACTTCCCATTTACAAGACTCACAAGATGATGTTACATCTCTTAATATACCAACAAGTAGCTCTTGTTTCCTTTCTGATTCTAGAATTTGATCAGCCATTGAATTATCTTCAAGAACTCCCGCTTTGTTCAACATGTCAATACGCTTTGCTTCAATATCTGCAATCAACTTTAATGTTTGTGCTTTTACGTTTAATGCATCCTGAACATCTGCTTGCTCTACTGTACGCCAAGCTTCTTTGATAAGCATGCTATAGTGTTCATCTGCTCCCGCCAAAGCCTCCTTAGCTCGTTCACGTATTGCTTTATTATCGTGTACAAAGCCTTTCCAAGCATCAATATAATTATCAACCTGTACACGAGTAAGCTCTAAAATTTTGGCAATTGCTGAAGGAGTATTTCCTTTTAATAACTCTTCTACCACTCTATTCATCTGATCAAATTGACCAGAAACTTCTAATTCATTACTCATTTTCTACCTTTTTATGTAAATATGCAATAAAATGATCGTCAATTGGATTATTTGGGTCTCTTGTATAATCAATTTTATCAACTACAAAATATTTTTCTACAATTGGCAAAACTTCCAAGTTAGAGTGGTCAATCCATGTTCTACTATGCAGTACCATATTATTAGATATTTCATTCAAATCTTTTAGGTAAGACTCTAATTCTTTACTATCAATATGTTGAAAAACAAGGCTTGATAAAACAACATCAAAGTATAAAGTTTTTACATAATCCCAATCAGACGTGTAAGTTATTAAATTATTTTTATTTTCTTCTGGTATCAAAGATATCATACTTGGCAAATCAAAACCTATTACTGATTCAAATTTTTTAGATATAGCAACAGTATTTCTGCCAATACCACAACCAAAATCTAAAGCCATAAAGCCAGAACCAGCTAAGCCTACCACTTCTTCATAAACTGGCATGTCTTTAAACTCACCATCATAACCAGTTAAAATTAAATCACCAGCGTTATTTTTATCTGCATTTAACCATACGTCTTTAGTCATTTTTACCCATTATCTGTTTTATAAAAACCTGAACCTTTAAATTGTACGCCCACTGGATTTATTACTACCCTAAACATGTAGGAGCCACATGCACAGGTAATTGGAAGATCTCGATCATCTATACTTCTTTTCTCTTCAATAACATGGTCCTCTTCGTCTATACACTTATAAATATATGTAGGCATAGTTAATTATACCTCTTTATCCTTGCTTTTGTCAATTGCAATTTTAAGTAAGATTAAATAACCAATCAAATCATCAATATCGTTGTCTCCAGCAAAACCCTTGTTATTTTTTACACGGTTAATCTTATCATCAATTCGAACTTTTAATTGCTCTACATTGTCTGAGCTAGCAAATATTCTGATCGGATCAATTGCTGAGTTTCCATAAGATATATTTTTTTCTATAAGCAATTGTGCTATTTCGTGGCAAGCTGACCAAATAGCGTTGCCTGCTGGTGCAGTTACTGAATGAAGATAAAGGTCCCTGCAATCAAATTGTTTTGCATCTGGATATACTGGATTAAGCATTTTTATTCCTTTTCACTAAAGTTAATACGTGGAAGCTCCCAAATATTTGATTTAAGAGGCAATTTACCCATAAGCCAATCAGCTTTTGGGTGCAAGCCATAAGATATGAAATTATATTTCTTGATAACCCTAGAATTATCTGATGCCTTTGGCTCGGCTGGTCCATAATTATCTTTGTCTGACCCAAGGTCGCAATCATAAAAAAACAAATCAATAGGACAATCAATACCATTAGAACCAACAGCACTTAATATCTTTTTTACCCCCGACCTAGAATACAAAACTCCGCCAGTATCCCACCATTGATAAAGTGGAACAACTTCATTATTGTTATCTACATCAGTAAATCTTACATGCTCTTCTCCTCTTACAAATAAAGCAAAAAGATCAAAGTTGTCTGGTAATGCTGCAGTGTGTTTGTCAAATACATCAAAAAATCTAACATTTAATTCTGCATCATCTTCAAACAATATAAGATAATCGTACTCGCTTTTTAAGAAATTGTCAAAAGCAATTAAATTGCTTGCCCATAAACCAATTTCTCCATGGGTTAAATTACCATTAAGGTTTAAAGGATAATATTTTTCTTTAAATAAATTATAATCTTCTTCATTTTGTATTTTTATTGCTGGGCTATTTAAATTGTTATATTG